GGGTGAAGGTCGTGAGGGCAGTTGAACTCTCTTGACGTAATGTTCTTAGTGCCGTTACCGTATCCTCATCTACAGCAACATAAAACTTAGTATCGCTCTTATCCGCGCCTGAATCATATTCTCCCGTAACAGGCACAGTGCGTTCAAAAAAGTTAGACGCGCCGTGTTGAATTCCTCCAGCATAGCCGATATTGTGATTAAGCCTTAAAACAGGCATATAAAGCACATTCGTTCTAGACAGAGATACCAATTTGCTTTTTAGATTAGAAGTGTTATTAGTAAATGCTTCTAAAACTGGAGTTTGTAAAACCTCTAAATCATAATACGAACTTCCACTAGCGTGGCTCTTGTTATAAAGTTCGTAGTTGATCTCATCATCACCCAGGGCGAACTTTGAAATTTTAAAGCTGCCATCTCCTTGGGCTAATCTTAGTCTTCCTGTGTCAGTTAAAACGGCGTCGAGTATGATATCGCCTGAATTGTCTAAAAATGCCATTTCTAAACTCCCTTCCTTATAAGTAGTTAATTAATTTAATTATGTTTCATTTTGTGCTTCCTTGCGAAATGAAAAATTAATATCTATCTTTTTTCCACTTCCTTTGGAAGTAAGTCTCATTTTATATCTTTTCTTTGTCGTATCATCAGAAAATATACTATCGGTGTCAGTGCTATCAGCAAACAAGAGCTGCGCATCAGATGGTTTGATATAAATATATTTCTGAGCCTCTCTGAATTTTGTTTTATTTTCTTTAGTCTCCATAGAAATCATACGTATAATCGGTTTAACGGCGCCTTTCTCATCTATTAATTCAACTTCATAAACAGGCGTCGGATTCGAGATGTGGTTGTGTGGATCTAAGGCTCTAAATGTATAATAATATTTTGTATTTGGTAATATATTTTCTTCAAAAACAAAATTGTTAATATCTTGATATAGCTCAAAATCAGAGTAATGCTCTGGCCTAGTTTGGGTTCTGAATATTTGAAATCTAGTAACGGGATCATCTGAACCGAACTCTACTTTGCCGTCATATGAAAGCTGTGCAGCTTTAATCTTCTCAAATTCTTGCACATCACTGTCTAACATAATTACAGGCTTTTCTCGATAACGATCAGAATTTCCTGTTATTAAAATTTTAACTCTATTATTTATAGCCCTATAGGGTAAAATATTTACATCCGGTGTAACAGGGGGCTTGTCTAAAATAATAATTTCAGGGGTTGAAAAAAGTTTATCATCTATTAAGCGAATAGACGGTTCAACATGTACTTCTAGCGTGGCATTTACATTAATCGAAGATATTTGATCTTTATCACCGCCAATATTCTCCCATTGTGGATCAAAGATGATCCCAACCTCTAGTCCGTCTTGTTGAAAATACGGATCGTCTCCTGTGATCGTTTCAGGTGCTTTTGTAAAATTTTCTGTCTGCTGAGCTAATGTGCCATCCGGATATACCCAGACATACTTGTAACGACTACCAAACACGACGCGGGTTGCATAAACATCATATTTATAAGTCGCATCAGTAGAGTATTTTAATTGAGTATCAACATATTTAACAATGTCTAGATCGGATGTATTTGGTATGATTATATTCTGTACTACCTCATACTCATCAAACGTCAATCCTTCGCCGCCAAAAAACTTAGGTTCTAGCTTTCTAGATTTTTCAATTCTATAAAAAAGATCCTCTGTATAAGCCGGCACTCCAGCCATTATTTCCTCAAAGGTTCTTTTTTTGCTTTTGTAAGTGTCAAAGATCTTTGCATAAAAAGCCGATCCAAATATATTTTTCCATATGGCGTTATTTTCAGAATCTAAGTTAAATGGCTCCACAAATTCATTTCTAAAATAGCTAGTAAAGTTTTCTATTTTTTCATACACCCCTCCGGTATTTGGAAAGGGCCCAAAAACATCGTCACCATTCAACCAGCTTTTAAGAAACCAATGTAAATTAAATGTTTTTTTAGTTATAGGTTGACTAACCGTGCCCTGAGCTACCTCAACCTCTAAAGAGGATAAATCTTTATATATATCCTCGCTAGAAAATTCTATAAAATCAAGCTGGCCATTCAGCCAGTATTCTGCGGGGCGTGCTTGAATATTTCCATACTCATAATCTTTAATGCTAGTGGCCGAGCCGGCTGAAATAGCATCGGATAATGGCCTAGTCATAAAAAGCTGCTTCATTGAATCGCCAATAGAAGTCAATAATTTAGCTGTAAAACTAAGTTCACAATAAAATGGAAAATAATTTTTATATTTATCTACCAAATCCATCATAGAATATGTATTCGGACTAAAAACTAAATTTGTCATTATTCTTTCTAGTGCAATCATTCTAGCGTTTGGATAATTTAATTCCGGAAAATTACTAGAAACAACAATGCTTGACCACTCGTTGGTATACTCTTCAAGTAAAGCGGACATGTCTGTGTTTTCAGGCTTAAATCCTAATATTTTTTCAACAATCTTGGTTCCATCAACACCAATACCCGCTGCTGATTGATTGCCAATTAAACCATAAAGCATCAAAGAGACTTCAAAAGGTATAAACTGCAATACTTGTGAATACAACTCAAACTGCTTGATAGGGGAAAAATTCATATAAAAAGGAAGAAGAGAATCATACAGCTGTGTTAAACTGGTATTGCCAGGAGAGGTAAAATACTCACTGTGCATTATTCTTAAAAAACTGTATATGTTAGGTAAGGCATTTTGCAATCTTGGCACAGCACCTATGCGACCCTCATATGTATTACTTTTTATCCTCTCATTATAATATGTTTTATAATCAGCGAAAAAAGCCTGTCCCGCTGGCTGCTTAGATAAAAGCTCGCCAGGGGCGAAAGGAAGAAAACTATCGTGCCTATGGTCGTAAAAATATTCGTCCGACAAGAGTAGAGGATCTAAATTATTTCCCGTTTCTTCCGCTAGGCCGGTTTTCATAAGATGCATCCAGCGATAATAAACATCATTAATTGAATCAACGCTACTAACTGCGTCTGTAGAATTAACATTAGCTGATAATACTATTTTTTCTTTTAATTTAGTGCCCGTTAAACCAAAAGTTCCCTCGCCGTAAACATCACTCTCTACTCCACAATATTCTATGCTTAAAGGAGAATCATAAAAAACACGTATGGGCGTCCAAGTATTGTCAAAAGATTTAAACTCACTATCATAAGATTTGGAACGATAGTCCCAGTTTTTTCCTAGAGAGACTCTAATTCTATCAACTTTTTCTGGAGCTAAAAAATATTCTCCATCTAAAACTTTATTGCTAAGACCCTCAGCGATGCGAGACAAACTTTCTGCTGAGCGGGGTGCAGACATATATCCTGACCGATCAACGACAATCTTTTTTTTACCTACTAAATCAAATGTTTCAGACATTATTTGTTCTCTTTAATGTAAATAGTTGTATGGTTAATAACCACCACCGCCGCCTCCGCCGCCAAGTGGTCCAGCGACACTACCGCCTCCGCCTCCACTAGGAGGTCCGCTGATAGGACCAGCGCCGCCATACGCTGGGCCGCTACTTGGAACTGATGTAGGTGTGCTAGATCCGGCTGGCGCTGCTGATTGCGGCCCGGCTGGTATCGAAGGGGGAGGTGAGGACGAAACTAGATCTGCTCCCGGGAGACTAGGTAAAATACTAGCTCCTGCAGGGCCGGCTGTTTCAAACCCGCCAGTGTCATTATCCGAAGTGGCTTGAGGGGGTGGTGTTACTGGAGGGGTTGGGGAACCCATTTCCCCTTGAATAATAGGCAAAATCATTTCATTTAGATTTGCTAAATGCTGCTCTTCCCAAAACGTTTCGAAAGCTGGGGTGGCCGCTGGTCCAATTGGTGGCCCACTCTGGACTATTGAAGGAATAAACGGATTATCTCCACCAGGATAGATTAAAAAATACTTATCTAATACCGGTATATTAATCCCCCCTAGTAAAGACTCGTCATACTGTACAATTCTACAAAATAGTTTTTGTTCTGATGACATTTCTAGATCAGATACCACCAGTTCTCTCCAGGAGTGATCATCATCTTTTAACATAGCGGATCCGCCCTCTGTTGAGGCGCCGGTATATACTTGAATTTTAGCGGTCAAAGACGTTTGAAAAAAGAAAAATGCGGCAAAATCACCAATATTCTTTTGTTGTTTTCCTTCAGTCGGGCTTATATTAGCCAACGAATCCAAAGGTGTCCTCATAAATACCTGAGCGATGTCTTCACTACCTATAGCGTTAGAAAGTCGACTCTTTCTTACATGGTAGAACTTAAAGCTATTTGGCAGACTTACATCATATTCATAAGGACTAGGCCAACAAATAGGCGATCTTAAAATATTCTGCTTTGCATTAAGGAAAAAATCTTGTAAATATGGAAATACTAACAAAGAACCATCTGAAAAATCTTCCCAATCCAATCCTAGTCCTTGACCATATTCTTGTTCGTCCGGAATATCAATGGATACAGCGCCTGGCTGTCTACTGAAAAAATTGTTATAAAGACTACTATCGTGTACCGTAAGACTTACTTGATCAAAAAGCCTCTTGTACGGCTCTCGTGTACCTAGGCCGCCCCATATTGCAGCCTTATTTGCCGGCATCTGATGTGGAATAAAGCCAGTTAAATCAGCATCTTCAGTATCTTGCTTGTTGAAGCTATAATTTACAAAATTAACTAACAGTCTGGTGTAGTTCTTTGCATTATTAAAATACTCCGAATACAACGGGGCATTTTCATTTTCTATGTGTGATCTTGCTGCATCGTTAAAAGCGGTATAATAAAATCTGTATTTTCTATCATCTTTTGACGGGTCAGAAAGCTCCACTATAGAAGGTGTTAGGAAGGAGTAGCCAGTATTAGAAAAAGAATCTGGCGCGTCACCTATTGCACCAAATGAGTCGACATTATTCCAATCAGCTCTTGCGCGCGGAGAAAACTTAATTGAATCTAACTTACAACGGTCAACATAATATTCCGGAGATAAAGACCTTAATCCCTGGAAATCTGATTTTCGTGTAGTGCCAATAGATAGGTAGTCCATATATATATCTTCATTTGATAAAGCACTAAAAAGTTCAGACGGATGATCAAAAGTATGCGTCTCATGAATGATAGAGTCTGAAGGGGAAACAACAATATCAAGAAAATTATTAAAAGTATATCCGTTTGGAACTGAATTTTGATCGATTTCACTACCTGTTTTATTTACTGCGGTTGCGTCTAATATACTCTGTATTTTTTTAATTATCGTGTCCAGCAACCTAGAAAAAAAGTTGATTCCTTTAGGTGAACCAGCGACAGGGTCGATCAAGTTTTTTATAGTAGGTGACATAAAATCAACTTTTGCCCCATCCGGACCCATAAAAGTTGCAAATATTCTCTGCACTTTCATCAGCAACATAGGCACAGTTTGCCAAGGATATGTTTCAAACACCTCAACAACTTTACCAAGAAACTTGGGGTGTTCAAATTTTTGACCATCAAAATAATGCTTAGTGACATTTTTGTAATAACCATTTAATCCTCCAGACGTCACAAGAGAATTGTTGTTATATTCTATAAGCTGTGTTTCTACATAATAATTTTGTGATATATCATAATATGCGTCTAATAGTACCTTGTTTCTGCTAAGTTCTTGATACAACTCATATAAAAATTCATACGTACCATCTTTAAATTCTAATTCCACCCTATATCGATAAAGACCACTAGTGGTTTTACCAACTTCTGTATCAGTAAACATAAAATAGCGTGTAAGAGAGTTCGAATCATCAACTTTTATACCGGTTACTTCTGCAAAATGCATATTTTGACTAGGAGTTTGATAATCCCCTAGGTCGCTTAGCGTAGCTATGAGTTGTGATGGTTCCTCGTATATTTCATCATTAGCATACTTTTCATACCTAGTATTAATAACTTGTTTTTTAACCCTGTCTCTGTATAATTTTAATTCTAGAATTCTGCTTTTTTGCAATATTGAATACATATCCATTATATTTAAAAGTGGAGTAATTAAACCGGCGCCTGTGCCCTCCATTAAAATTGGATACAAGGACGAATTATTTCTTAACAATTCTTGCATATTTATAAAAAACATACCTCTAGCATTATTATCTTTGTCTCTACACACATAGAGTTTAGAATACTCTGAATCATTGTCCTTAATAAAATCCTTTCTTTTTTCTTTCTGAAAGGGCGATAAGAACTCATCTAGTACATTAGTAACCGACTGTCCTAAATTAAACACCTCTGTTCCTTGGCCTAGGCCCAAAGTAGTATCCAAAGGTACATCAAACAACCCGCCTCGAAAGTCTGAAATTAAATTATTAGGTACTTCATATAAAGATAATCTAGGTTGATTAGCTCCCGGTGTGTGCTCTTTTCCGACCATCCAACCTTTAAAATCACCTATCTTACCGTCACCTGCATATCCCGTGGGATCGGGATTTACTCCTTCATAATGTAAGTGCACTGACCCTTCCCATACTTTTCCGTCTGGTTTGATAAAAACTTGACGTGTTTGAGTTGGCTGCCCATTGACAAACACAATTTCTGTATTGACGGGACCCTCTATAATAAACTCCTCTAGTAATTCAGCATATGCATTGTGGGGGATATCAATTCCTCTTGTGGACAATAAGTTAAAATATCTTGGAACATTCAGGTATGTATAAAACAAAAATCCCAGACTGTTATCCACACCATTTGGGTCAAAGTTTTTATACTTATACTCAAACGGAATAACGTAATACGGCTTCCCGTCTTTCATCTCTTCCCTTATGATGCCTTGGTCAACACTATCAGTTAAAAAGTTCTCTTTAGACAGATCTGCGCCCAATAAAGACCCAGCTGATATTAACACACTGTCTCCCGGATCAATTCCTCCCAAAAATAATTTTGTGCCGCGGCGCTCTGGTACATTATATTTCTCATTTCCTTTTCTCGGCAAAACATCCTGCCCTTTATAAAACTGTTGTGCAGCATAGACGTTTCCGGAAAAAGATCTAGGAAATTCAGATCCCTGTGAGGTGAAGTTAGAACTAGGCCGCAGCTTAGCAACGTGCTGGGCCCTAAATGCCGGCGTTATTTGCATTTGAAGAGAATCCATTAGATTAAGTCCATGGACGTTCAAACTACTCAACCAGTTATAAGAAAGAGTATTCTTGTCCTGGTACATCTCCATATTGATGGTGATATCAACTAAGTCACTACTTGTTGAGCTTCTATCAAGAGTAATCTTCTTACAATAAACATGTGGTAATATCGCACCGCCAGTTACCATATCTAGAATCTCAGACATTAACAAACCTCTCCGGGTGAATCTTTCCCGTCTTCATAAATATTAAAAACTTTCTTTTTCTGTTCATTTAAAATGTCTTGACACAGCTTAGTTCTCGGGTCAGCAAACACGCCCAGGTTCTGATTTACAGGATCAAGTTTACATAGTGTTTGGTCTCTCACTTCGTCATCTAATAAAATATCAAAATAATATTCAACATAATTTTTATCTAATGTTGGATCTACCTCATCCATAAATGATAATTGATCTGAATCGGAATGTTCAGATGAATAAAAAGATAAAGGTCTTAGCGTTTCTATTTTAGTACTACCCTGTACCTCTTCTTGAATCTCAAACATCTCAATATCAAAATTCTTTTTTTGAAACAATCCATTATTTTCTATTACCTTTAATAAGGCATATATGTCCTCTTCATTAGATAATATTCCAACATTTTGCGCATCTTCTAAAGACTCTGCAGGTTCAATCATTGTCTCACCATCAAAATTAACCACTTTTATTTTAATCTCTGTTTCTAATTGAGGTATTAAAAGAGTATTATTCCCGCCAGATTTCTCTTTAAGTTCAAGATAATCAACACTAGAACTCAAGAAGCCATTTAAGTATTGTACCGACCAAGAAGGTGAATGTTCTGCATTGATATCGCTAGTACCAATTGGTTGCGGTAGCATATAATCTCTTTCAGGTGTCCTCTGAAGATCATTATCTCCGGGCTCTGCTTCGCCTGACAATACTAAATTATAGCTGTTAGTAAATTCTTTTTCCAAAGAAGAGAAACCAACCTGCGGCTGGATTCTTTGCGACTCACGTATTCTCTCTTCTATTCGATTTTGTAACTCTTTTTCTCCAACTGTGCGGGACGCGTTATAAATAACATTATCATCAAAAAAAGAATAATACACTGGTTTAAAACTTCCTTTCGACAAAAGCATTCTACCATATTGAGTCAACTGTAGATCAATTACATCTTCTTTTTTATTAAAAAATTCCATTAATTTATAACCTCTATTTCTACATCAATTTTAACCGTCTCTATTAAAGAAAAATTGTCGTAAGGCCAGTTTGCGCCGTATATCTCTTTCACCTTTCTATTAGATAAAACATTTCTGTATTTATCTTCTATTTTCATATTTTGACCATTGTAATGTTGGTTGATCTTTGAATTTATGGCTCGTGCAATCTGTCTCATTTTATACATTTCATAGTCTTTTTCAGACCTTTGCTTTACCTTAAAAGTCATAAACTTTAACTTTCTATAAAAATCTTTTGGTGTCTTAAGCCAAGTAGGCGTATTGATAACTAGAGAATCCTCCGGGGCATTTATTTGATTTCGAAAATTTTGTATCAATTGCGGTATGGCAGGAAACGCACATAGCAATTTATCCAGACCTAATTGAGCCATCGGTGTCTGACCGTTTACCCCTGCGCGGGTATACCAAGGCAGAGAACCTAACGCAACATTAGGCGCAGGATTAATAGATAATTCTCCAGTATGCTTATCAAATCCAAAACTAGAATCAGGCATTATTCCTTGATATATGTCAATCAACTCCTGCCTATCTAAGACATGTCTCATAGGTATTATTAACATTTGAAATGGATTCACCGCAGCGTTATGAATAAAATCAAACTCTGGCGGCAGCTGATAGCCTGGTCGGCCGATATTTCTGACTCCATCAAAATCAAAATTAGCTGTAGGATCACCTAAAAGTAAATCAATCATTTTGCCAACATCAGTATTTTTTGCGGCGCCAACCGCAGCATAAGTCTGATCCCCGGACGGCATACCAATTAGGTTTTGATAGACAGAATCTGATGGGTCATAAAACCTTTGAGTAAGAGCCATACTTAAAATGTTTTCAAATAGATTTTTATGAATTGGCAAAAAGTGTTTTCCGGGGATAATCTCGCGAGTACTAAATATCTCAGCTCCAGGTATATATTCATTCTGCATATGGATATTTATACTCTCTTCAAAGTACGGTATCAACACTACCGCCTCGGATATTATTTTCTTTTCAGCTATGACACCAAGTGGGACTTTAGAGTTTGTAAACCCAAGCTTATTAGTCAAAGATCCTGTTGTATTGACTCTATTACCAGCCAAAATTGAACTAGAAATATTTGTGTAGTAGGCTACTTCGCTAGATAATCCGGTTTCAAACCCGGCAACTGTTGATATCTCTTCTCCTATTTTATCAGAGAAAATATCCCTTACATGTAAATAAATACCCTTATTTCTTTCATCACTGACAGTGGTCTCATTGTCATATATAATTCCCATAGCAGATTCATCATAAGGGTTTGTTCCGTATCCTCCCCACAAACCACGGCCGGTTTGAATATTGTGATAGGAATTAGTAACTAGGTTATAACGTGTATCACTATGTGTATTTGGGTTTGTGTTAATATTTGTAGTAGTTTTGTATACAGATGTAGATGAAGAAAAGTCTAATACAGGGCAGACCCACTTAGGCGATATATACCAAACATGATCATTAATCACACCCTCCTGCCCTTTGGTAATAATACCAATTGGATCATTCTCTAAGATATCAATACTTTGATCAATCTTCATTCTTGACAAAGAACCAGACGAAACAGAGGAGTTAGATGGCACAACAAGGCAGAGTCCTTTTCTATCCCCCTTAAAACTGCCCGTGTTATATTGATCAAAGTAAAAAGACAGATCTTCTATAGTAGTTCTTATAGTCGGTATACCGACAACAGCTGTTGCTTGAGCTAATACTGACTTTGGCTTATATGCTAGCACCATACTGCTGGGGCCATAAAAATAAGGAGGCGTAAATGCCTGATAGGCGGGATCCTGTAAATTAGCACCAAAATATGATTCATAATCATTAGTTGAAACTTGTGGGTCTGAAAAAACCAAGCCGTCACCCGTGAGCGCAGAATCAGTTACACCTTCAACTATAGTCGAGCCACTATGTGGCACAATCTCAATAGGAGGCCCGTAAATATACCCTCGCATCATTGAGTTGGCTGTAAATGCATTATTAATGGTGTGTGAAGTTGTTCCACCGTCTGAGCCAATGCCGGCATCGCGGGGGCCCTCACACATAACCTGTTCTTTACCCATCTCTAAAGAAACTTCCATATAGTAAGTCTTTTCGGGGTTGACAGTAATGTTGTTGCCTCGAATAGATGACATCACAACTGGTAATTTCTGACCTGGAGCACCAAACGCAGTGTCCTCCAAAAAGAATTGCATGGTCTCACACAAAAAGTTATTCACTGATGAATAAAATATCTCTCTTTGACGCGTTGATGGATTTGCTCTTAAGTATACTTGAGGAGATTCGCGAATCCAGCCAACACCAGGATGGACCGAAGAGGGGGGTCCACCTAAAAGATTACTCAATGTGCTCCTCATAAAAGTACGATCCATATCAACAAAATCAGAAACTAAAGTCAGTCGACCTTTAGTTAAGAAATCTAAACCGTCACGTTTATAAAGCTTCTCAAACGAAAATTGCCTATTAGGTACATTATTCAAAATAGTGGGTATACTTCTAGAGCTACCCATCATATATAAACCACCATAATTAAGTGAAGCCGACACTAGCCGGTGTAACCTTTGCCCTCCAAATTTTTGAGTGTCTCCACTCACTCCGGAGACAAACGTAGTCGGTGCGTAATATAACACTGGTCGACCTGCGATGCCAGCATTGTTGGCTTCACGATAATAAACCGGATAACTTACTCCTACTCCAGATTTAATTGAGTTGTATAATACACCCGGTGCCATCATCGGCTCCAATAGTGTGGCTAATTCGCGAGCACTAGAGCTAACAGTATAGTAGCTTTTTGATTCTGGCTCGTCCTCCAAAATGTCCTTAAATGCATTCTTAAAATTGTTGCCTATTTGCATCGTTTTTAATACAGGATAAAATCCATTATAGGGCAATAGTTTTTTAAGGCCATGGCACTTAAAAGTTATCTTATCAGGGACTGTAAATTTATCTGCAACAAAACCTAAACCTTTTTGATCTAACAAGTGAGCGAAGTTGATTAATGTATCAGTGTGAGAGAACTTTTCATAAAACGCTACTGCAGTCGGATCACTAGCATAGTGATGATCTGAAATCTTTAAATCCTCTTGAACAGTGCCTAAAATGTTGTCATACCTATAGTTTAATGTGGATTCAGCCGTTTGTAGAAGATTCTCCAACGTAGAGCTTGATGTCACTTCAGCTCCATCAATTGTTAAATTATTAAGTTTTGTTTGCACATTCTCAAAAGGAAGGAAAGTAGAACGAATAATTTTTAAATTAGTATTATCCACGCCCGGGCGGGTACCCTGTCGCCAGGCGACCTTATACACATCTTCCTCTGTATGTTGTAAAATCAAATTAATGTAGTAATCCAGATGGTCGGTGATTCTAAATTCTGGTATAATTGAATAATCTTTTCCAATATGCTGCATTACATCATTATCACTCTCAATAAAATCTGTATATGCATCAAACATTGGATTTCTTTGACGAACTTTATTAGTAACATAAAACGGGGTGTTATAAGGGAAAGTATGTCGGTTATATTGCATCGATGCAATCCCGCCTTGATATCCATCTCTCGGCAGCGGTGCATCACTAGTGCTTTGAAAAAACGCACCAGTCATATTAAAGAAAATAGTTGGCTTTGTGCTGTATACTAACTCGCCGGCACTGCGTGTAATCATATTCTGCGCAGTTGTTATCCAACTGTTGGTCGATTGGCTAATAAACGAGGATGTCGAAGAATGTGGTGTTAGTCCGATCATCAACCCTTTTCCTCCGATGGAAGAAGTTAAATAAGAGGGACTACTATATATATCATTTCTAGGATCTAGCGGCCACATACTCAACATCGCCAAAGGATATGGCTGATAAGCGTTTAGTTGTGCAAATGTTCCACTTAGTGTTGTATCGTTGTCTGCTAACAGAGGCGCAGAAAATGTTTGATTCGTGATGACACCTGGGCTCAAAAAATGATAAGTTTGCGCTGCATCAAATGCCGCGGGCTCATCGGCACCAATCAACTGCCTGCTTCCAGTATAGGTAGTATTAAGAGGGGTTGAGAAAACGGCGCGTTGACCTTGGCCTTGTGAATTCAGAGCATTTAAATTGCAATCGCCTGAAGTACGTGCCAGTTGTGTATTTCTTAGGCGTGTGGTACCGTCGGAAACGGCTAAAACTGAACCTCCGCCCTGAGAATTT